GATCGCAATATAGCGCCCATTTCCGGCCTTGGTCACTTTGATCTCAGCGCCCATAATGCGAGCGTCGTACCAGCCGTCAGGCACTGGTGAGTAGTCTCGAGGTGAATCGTCTACAACTAAATCGTGGTTATCGAACTCTAGATCCATGTTTATTTTCCTTTTTCGTTTGTGATTGCAAATGATGGTCTGCTTGGCGTCGTAGTGATGGCGTCGAGCAGAGGTTTGGTGATGCTCTCGTCAGCGTTCCGCCAGCTCTTCATATCGAGTTCTGGCTTCCATCTGAACAAAGTGCTCAAGTGATCCGACAGGCCATGCTCCGCTGCCAGATCTTGTAGCTTCCCAGAATCAATCTTACGATTTAATCTGGTCGTTATTTTGACCGATAGATCGCCATCGATAACACGTGTCGTGCCGTCGATCTGATCATCAACCTTTAATAACTCTTTCATTTCATCTTCAAGTTTGCGACGTGTCTCAACGGCCTTGCGCTCAGTTTCTTTAGCCTTTATCCACTCTCGCGAAACGCGTTGTAATCGTATACTTTCCATCACACGCCTCCAATTTTTGCAATTAATTCACCAAGATCAGGCGCTTCCCATTCTTCGAGCGCACCCGAACGATCCTTTGCCAGCCATGCGGAATCACCTTGACACTTTAGCCCTCGCCAAATGTCGCCATCGGAATCTTTCTCAACGCGCAGAGCTAACAGCTCATCGAAAAAGTATGGGAGCTGCTGACCGGTTTTGTTGCCGGGCATACTCGGGGCGTACAAAATCTTGCCCGTTTCATCCGTCATCTTTTCTAGCTTCGCGGTCATGTAGACGTGCATCGGTAGATCTCGGAACGCACGAATCAAATCCGTCATTTGCTCCTGCATTGCACCGTATGCCTGCCTTGGATCCTTCGTCTGCTTTTTCTCGTGGTTTAAAACGACTTCGGCAATCTCCGAAATTGAATCGAGCGCAACAGATTCATAATCGTCGGCGTTGTCTTTTAGCCAAGAATACGCTTCGCGTAAATTCTCCATCGTTTCAATTTTTATAAACGGCAGATCAGCGTCCTTGATACTTAGCAATCCGCCCTCTGCCGACAATAAAATTGGATTAGGCAGCGTGTTTACCAAAGTGGTTTTACCCGCACCAGCTTGTCCGTAAACTAATATTTTTACGCCATTGGAACTTACATCCGACGTATATTTTACTTCAATAGCCATATTGGCCTCCTCTAATGTTATGGCGGTCTGAAATCAGTTCGCCAGTTAATATATTAACAGAGTTTGTCAGGTATAGGTATATATCCGCCAGACTCAACTAATATAGATTCATACTCAAAAAACGCCTCATCGCGATGTGACGGGCTGCCCATGTCGAGCAGTGGAAAGTGTTCGCCGATGTCCTCAACGACCACCGACTCACCGTCTGCCTCGACAACAAACACGCCAGAGTCATTGATGACGCAATCAAGCACAGTCATGCTCGGATCCGCGCCGGATGTAGATATCAGGAATACAATGGTTTTGGATTCGTTGTCCACTGGCGTAAATTTTTTGAGTTTCATTTTGTGCGATCCGTTCGTCAAGTTGCAACCACAGTATACATAAAAGCAACAATGCGATTACGCTCCCGACTAACACCAACAATAAGTTGGTAATAACGTGTAACCATTTTTCAATCATTCTGCATTCTCCCATTTCTCAACCATAATCGGTGTCACGATGTCGACAAAGATTTTAGCCTCTCGATGCATCTCTCGGGCATACGAATCAAACTCGGTATCCTCAAGCTCGGCGTGATACTCGGCATACTCGAGCAGGTCTGGCAGCTCTTTGTTGTCACGAGTGATCAATGCCCACTTGCCATCGACTTTTAAAATTTCTGGTATGGCGTGTTCACGGTCAGCCGCCATTGCTAAGAATAATAAGTTAACTTTAATTACAATCATTTTGGCCTCCTGATATCTACGCATTTCGCGCACATCCACTTCTTATTTGTTTTGGTTAGTCTCCACCGACCGCCCTCAAGCGGTCGATATTGGTTACAGTAAGCGCAATGCCGCTGCCCAGTAGTCTTGGCAACAGCTTCGCGCATCTTTTGTATCTGCTCGTTATGCTTCATGACAACTTGATGCTGAAGATAGCATTGTGAGTTGTGTACTTGCCGAGCGTATCTGAGTCGACGCCCATATCCGCGCACAAAGTTTTGTAGTCGACAACTTTGCGGTTGGCCTCGACATACGTTGCGGTGACCAATGCACCTTCAACTTTTTTAACGTCGTTGGCGTTACAAAAATCTTTGAGGTTATCTTTTATTGCGTCGGCTTCTTTTTTGAGAGCAGCCATTTGCTTGGTAAGCTCGCCGAGTCGGTCAACATCTAATGCATTGATTAAAGTTCGTTCTGTTTTCATTTGAATCTCCTGTTATTTTTGTTAGGACTGTCGGCCTATCCGTCTGTCCATGTAGGTTATTATAATGATATCGACGAACAACACAAGCGCTTTTGTGCCTATTTATGAAATTAATTATCACTGACGGCGGACGAAAGGACGCAGGGCTTCGAGGCAAGTTCACCGGGGACTGCGTTATCCGCTCGATTGCCATAGCCTCCGACAGGCCATATAAGCGTATATATAACGATTTCAGGGGCATGATAGCCAATAGGCTAGGATACGTCCCCGAGGACGGCATATTGACTAACAAACCGGCATTTAAGCGCTACATGATTGAGTCTGGTTTCGTGTGGAACATCACCTGCCGCATTGGCTCCCGTGACAGAGTCCATATGAACGCCGCCGAGCTGCCAATGGGCAGGTTAGTCCTATCGCTATCGAAGCACTACACTTGCGTTATCGATCATGTGATCCACGATACATACGATTGCAGCAACAACGGCAAGCGCATGGTGTATGGATTCTGGTCTTTTGAACCAACTTGATTAGCTGAGTTTTTTTGTAGTTGTCGATCTCGAGTCGACGTCGATATTGTGCGTACATATGCACCTCCCTCGGTTAAAAGTTAGGCGCGTTCCTTCGACTGGTGTCTACTTCCGTCCGTTAGGATGAACGATGCCGCGATTGTAATCCCAGATTAATTTTCTATCAATAGTAAAATAATTGCTAAAACAAGCACAAAAGTGTTGATACGTAGGCCCAATCGTGTATAATTACTTACATCGGGTCAACGGCAATTAAGCCAAAAGCCCTTAACCAAGGAGAAAAAAATGACAACATTAATTGAAAAATTCAACGTTCGACTTGTAAATAAAAACGATAAATATGGTCGTGAATGGTGCCTAACTCATAATGAAAATGAGCCAATGGTAGAGTTTTATGACAGTAGATTTTCCGATTTAAATACAGGTTTAGGTCAATTTGTTTCACGTTACTACGTTAGTACCATGATGGAAGTTGAGAATGGACTTAATTTAGACACCGGAATTGATGACTGGGAAATATCTAACAGTGGAGTAGAAAAAGTAAAAGAGTTTATTAAAAATAATATTTAATTAACCGGGGCTTCGGCCCCTAACATCCGTTCCGGTTGATAACTAGCTACCAACCGGCGAAAGTTTGGACACCTAACCGGCTAGGTGTCCTTTTTTTATTTATGTTGATTTAGTTCTTTTGTTTCGATAAACTCAAAAAAAACGTCATAACTAGGAGAATCAAATGGAAGTGAAAGAAATTCAGCGATTGCTGTCTGATAGAAACCTGCGCGAGATCAGTCGCCGCACCAATATCGGTTACTCGACGCTACGGGCTATCGTTAAGAATGAGGATGCTGATCCGGCTATCTCGACGGTCAAGAAGTTGATGGAGTATTTCTCGGCTACTTGCCCAAGTGGCTAACCTTGAGGATATTTGGGCGGATAACAGTAAGCGTTTGGTCGATCCACCTGAAGTCCAACTCAAGAACGCAATCATTGATGCTGGCCTCGAGCCGCCATCGGAGATAATACTGGATGGCAAGATACACCGATTCAGATCAGGATCAAAAGGCCGAGGCGGTTACGGCGATAAGAGTGGTTGGTATATTGCTTTTGGTGATGGTGTATGCGCAGGAAAGTGGGGATGCTGGCGTTTTGGCATCGAACACAAATGGATCGCTGATATTGGGCGCGACCTCACGCCGCATGAAAAGATCACATTTACGCGACGCATGGAAGAGGCGCGGCAGGCAAGGGAAGCGGCAGAGAAGCTAATGCGCGATAACGTCTCGGACGTTGTCAATAAAATCTGGGCTGAGGCTGCCGAGGCGACTG